GGGAGTTTAAATATTCTCCTTACTCCGTCAAAGATACCTAGTAAATCATTAGGTCTTAAATCGTCCTTGTTAAAAGAAAATGGTGTCTTCCTACCATTACCATGTATGACATACCCTGTCACTACCACTTGTTCTACTATGTATTGCTTTTCTTTTTTAGTAGTCATAACTCTTATGTTCCTCTTCTCTTTCCTTGTTTAATAAGTATTGCTCGGTGTCACTCATAGGTGGGTCATATACTATACCCGATGCTCTTACAATTTGTCTATCTATTTCATCTAGTTCTTTTTCTTTGTCATTAAGTTCTTTACCTGTGGCAAAGTGAATCTCGCCACAACACCCTCTTACTTGTTGCCATTCTGCTACTTCGTCATAGCAATACACACAATAGGTCACATCTTCTTCAAAGTCTTCTACTTCACCAATCTTATTCATCATCGTCTTCCTCGTATAAGGTTCTTAAAATAAACTTTGCCCATGACTCTGCTCGTTCTCCATCGATCAAGGATACAATGTCTATTCCCATCTCATCGGCAACCTCGTTAGCCTCTTGCAAGTCTTTACACTTACCTACGCAATACATATCGCCCTCATTGCTTATCCCATACCATTTACTCATCATCGTCCTCCTCTGCTCGTTCCTCTTCTATCTCTGTTAAGTAGTCATCTACATATTGGGCTAGGTGTTCGGGAAAATCTATCTCTTCTTTTTTACCATCTTCCCATTCAATATCCATTACTAACTTCCATGACACTATTCTTTTTATATCACTCATCATCGTCCTCCATTTGTAATAAAGTATCCATGACTTCCCAACCTAACTCTATAAGTCTGTCGGATATATGTCTTTCATTACCTTCTAACCACTCTTCACATCTTGGGAGTGACCAATCTTTTTTTAATGCTTGAACATCTTCTGCCCTCCATACTACCTTTGCATACTCCTCGCCGTATAATCTACTCATCATCTTATGCCTCCTTAAAGAATGCGTTGTTGTTGATTGCCTTAACAATCATTGGCTCGTTTTCTACAAATTCTTCTGTGCTACCATACGAGTCTTCGCTATCGTCTATCTCATGGGTTATATACCATGCGTCCTCTTCTTTATAATACTGAATCCTTTTTGTTGACCTAAACCCACCATTTAACTGCATCACAAACTCGTTGTATGGGTCTTCATTACAATGTTGCTTTAGTTCTTCTATGTTGTTAATCGCTATCATTTTGTATCCTCCTCGTAAGATTCAATTTCAACATCGTCATATCCGTCCTCTAGATATTCGTTCTTGATTGCGACTGCGTGTTGATAGGTTAGGTGTGTATGTTCCTCGCAACCCCCGACCCATACCGAGTAATTACCTAGTGGCAATACTTTATGGTCGTCTTTGTGTTCGGTGTATATCTCTCTGGTCACTCGTTCTATTTCGTTAAATAAGTTCATGTTGTCCCCCTTTTAATAAGGGATGTATTGGTTCACCTCGATAGTCAAATAAATAGCCGTTTATTTCGCACATCTCTTCAATAATGTAATGTTCATCTTTTGATAGATCACAATAATAGTTATATCCGAAAGAGCCGTCTTCTTTTTCATATTCTTGAGGGCTTCTATCTAGCCAATAAATAACATTGCTTTTTGCTTTATCGTCAAGGTCTTTAAATTCGTAGAAGTCTATATATTTATTTTTCATATCCCCTCCTTTATTTTAATTAAGTCTTTTATAAAGTCTGCTCGTTGTTGCGGTGTCAGTCTTAAAAAGAGTTTGTATATGATCGGGCTTATGGTGTAGTTCATTCTTTTACCTCCCTTATCTCTGCCTCATCATAGTAAACATCATCTACATCAAAACCCCATTGGCTTTCTTTGGTGTCCCAATATTCTGCCTTATCTATAAACTCATAGTCGTTCATCAATTCTTTTACTTGTTCCTCTGACTCTGCGTCAATGTAGTATGTCACTCTCACTACTTCTATTCTTTTTTCGGGTATTACTACCTCAAACTTTTTCATACTGCCTCCTTTATTTCTTCTATTTGCGTTTCTTCATAGTCCACCGATATGGTTTCATAATCCCCTGCGTCCTCATACTCGGGATAACTTCCGTGATTACCATTTTTTACTTTAGCAAGTGCTTCATCTTCCGATGTTGCCTCTACCTTATATATTTCCCACTCGGTAAAACTTACTTGCTTTGGTATTCTTACTTCAAATAATTTGTTCATACTATCCTCCCTATTGATTCCATGAATAACTCTCTTAACTGAATGTCTATGTTCTCACCTCGTCGGTGTTTCTCGTATAACGCGGTAAAAGGTTGTGTTTCCATGACCACATAGTTCCTTTCTCGTGCTTCCTCTGCTATGTCCTCGTCATCTACTTTGGATAGGTCTATTGTCATAAACTCGTTCTCATTGCGTTGGATTTCTACTATCATGTTATTCCCCTTTTAATAAGTCGTTAATTAAAGCTATATAGCTACTTGCCATGACTGATTTAAACTTCGGGTCAGTAAGCCCTCCTAAAAATTGCTCGGCATCACTTGGTGTTAAAAATGCCCTTGTTAATTGTTTATTGGTATAAGAGTTATACCCACTTGCTAAAAAGACCTTAACCATGTTATTCCCCTAGTTTGCGTTGTTGAAGTTTAATGATGTGATACCCTGTGACACTTTCATATCCGAGTGCGTCTAATACTTCGTTTGGGTTCGGATAGTATTCGTTTTCCTTTTCAAACTTTTTAGCTTGCTCGTCATACTCTGTTTCTAACTCGGTGTGGCCTCTAAAGTCTATGCTCTCGTTTACATCTGATGCCTCGTAAGTACAACTATCCCCTACAATTACATACAATAAGTCTTCGTCTTCTTTAGGGTTCATAGAAAAACTAGCGATATCTACCCATTCAAAGTCTTCGTGTTGTTGAAGTGGGACAAGGGTATAGTTTCCTGTCACCTCGATATCTGCCCACTTCTGTTCACCGAATACATATATTTTATTGTTGTTCTTTTCCCATATCTCACAATCCCACGATGACCATTTATAAGGCCTTAACATTTTTGTTTGCTTTTCCATATTGCCTCCTAGTTAAAGATTGATGTTTTGTAGTGCCTGTCACTAATCATACCTAAGTCATACTATATGTCAAGTAGTATTTACTAATTATATTTAAAAGGGTTTTGTAGGTCGGGCAGTGATACAAACTCGGTTTTACGCTTTTAATACTTGACTCTTTTACTAGGTTATCTCTGCCAAAACTATGTTTGCCTTTTAAAACAACGACTTACCTTTTTATACTTGGTTTTGAGTCCGTTGTAAGTGCTTGATTCTATTGATGTTCCCATTGTTCCACTTGGTAAACTTTACGAATAGAGACAGGGAACATAGGAAAAGAGAAAGAGAAAAAAAGATAAGTCCTTGTTATATATAAATAAATATTTTTATTATTATTATTATAGTGCTTATTTTTTATGCAATGTTCCGTGTTCCAGCACTTTCACAATAGTGATTGGGGTTTTGCTTTTCACTGCGAAAAAGACCCTCGTCCTCACCAAGTCTTCCCAAGTTTACCCTGTCTATCCCCTATTTTTCTAGGTGGAACATGGGAACAAACCAAATAAATCAAAGACTTACCTAAAAAAAGGTGGAACACGAAGTGGAACAAAGCGGGAACATGGTTTAAACCCCGTTCAACCGAGTTAAAACTTGGTCATGACTAGGGAATTCCCGAATGAGCAATTAGCTTTGATACCTGTTCCCTCCCGCGTCGCGATCAAACCCCCCTAAAATTAAACTTGAGTGATTTACTTGGGTATACCAAAAAGAAAAAGCCCTACTTTGAATAGGGCTAAGTCTTACTGGGTTTACTAGGTTAAACCCAGTTATCACGCGGGTGAACCTTGTGCATCGATTTCGCGTCGTTTAACTTGGTTATACTTCATGAGCTGATACGTGGCCTTGAAGATTAAATAGGTCATAGAGTGAATTCTCCTTCCTCGATCTCAACCTTGTATTGCTGGTTAACGCCCTCGTATTTTAATACTTTTACATCGTCTTCACTGTTTGTGACAAAGACTTGAGGCTTAACCCAAAAAGATAACCAAGTGACCTGATATTTAAATGTGTGCATTGTATAACCCCTTTTAATTAAGATAACTTAGTGACCTCGGCGAATGTCCGAGGCCTTGTTGATAAGTCTTCAACTTTGATGATCGCAGAGCGTGGACATTTTTCAACGTCCATGAATGTTTTAATAGCGCTCTCTTCAGATGTGTGGCCGAACAGGGTCATCTCAAAATAACCCCGATCATGCTTAGATGTAATTCTGAATTGCTTAATTGAATGCATGGTGATCCCCTTAGAATTGCTGAAATATAAAATGTTTAATGCCGTCGACCTCGTGAGAACCTAGCACCCAAGTGTTATCATGTAAAAACTCCTCGACCTCGTCCGCCTCGTCGATCATATCGCCGTAAGTGTCTCTCACTTCTTTTTCTGATAGCTCACTGAAGTCACAGCATAACGCAATGACATCAAGCTCAAAGGGTTCCCCGTTGTCAACCTCGTATTGCTCGAGGGCATCGAATAGAATAGTTAAGCCCTCATAGCTAAACTGCTCACCCCTTCCCATATTGTGAAACGCATTTCTAAAATCATAATCGCTTATTGTCTGATACATAATTAATACTCCTAGTTGATTAATTAAATACTACGATTCAAGGATACATACACAATTAAATAATGTCAAGTATTATTATACAATTATAAGCAAATAGGTAAACGGCTCCCACCTCGGACCCCTACCCGTACCCCACCCCCCAAAAATTTTGAAAGGAATTATTTTTTATCTTCTACACTTAGACTTTCACGAACGACCAATATAAAATCCAAATATCAGAATGTACCCCCTAGTAAAATAAAAGGCGTATCAAAAAAATATTTTGCAAAAAAAGTTGGAAGTTTAGTTAGTAAAGTTTCATTCAAAGGAAAGAAAAAGGTAAAACGAATGAAAACTAAATAGCTTTAGGATCGAAGTTATACACTTCGGAGTAGACGTCTTTAATACGTAGGAATTTTTCCCCGTGCTGATCAAAGTCATCATCGCCTTTAACGTAGAGGTATAGATGAATCATTTCGTGTAGGAGAGTTTGGAAGATAGTAATGAAGTGGCCACAAGAACCAGAGCTTATTTCAATGGCCATGTCGTGCTCGTCAAAACAACCATATATAGTAGGATCTTTTATAACACGGAATTTAACTTTGGAAGACTTAGGCATTTTAAGTCTGTTAAAAGGCGGTAACTGGCATGCCATGTTGTACAGAATCTCTAAGTTTTTTGAAGTTAACGTGGTTTTCATTTAGATATTCTACCTTGTTTTCATATAAACTATGTTACAATCGTAAGTAAAGCTGCAAAATTCTACCCAAAGGTGTATCAGCGACACATGACAGACGGAAATACTCAAGAAAATCAACAAGATAAGCCCAGTAACGAGGTTGTTATTGTGCCTTTTATCGAGGAAAACATCCCCATACCTAGAAATGCTAGGGAAGCTCTACCAAGTATGACCTCGGAGGACGAAGTTATGCTTCGTGCGCAAACTATTAAAGAAGTAAGTGACATTATGGGCGAAGAAATTGCGCCAAACGCAGAAAATGTCAAAGAAGCAGAGGATTTAGCTCGCAAAATGGTAGAAAACCCAGGTATGAAGCACGAATACGGCATATATGCGAATGAAACCGTGGCTTACTTAGGTGGGTTAGTGGGGACATACAACCACATGATCGTAAAAGACCTAGCAGATTTGAAGTTATTCGTGGTAAACAAGTTAGTAGAAATTGTGCACCACCAAGATAGTAATATAAAAGAACAAATTACAGCATTAAGATCTATTGGTGAAGTCGATGGTATAGATGCGTTTAAGAAGAAGACAGAAGTTACGCATAAAATGGAGACGATGGAAGAAGTTGAGAAAGAGCTACTTAATATGCTAAGTGAACTAAAACAAAAAGCGTTGATAAAACCTAAATCTGAAATTATAGATGCAGAAATTGTAGAAGATGCCAGAGACGAAACCAAAACTGACGAGTAAAGATATTGAGGAGTTGCAAGCCCTTTTTCCTGAAGCAGACGAGGCACAAAAGGTTAAGCTACAAAAACTTCTTAAAATATATAAAACTAAGGTTGTCGAGAAATCGGGTAAAGAAACGTTTTTAGATTTTATACAACATGTATACCCAGGTTACATGATAGGAGCGCATCATCAGAAACTTGCTAACATATTTGAGGCAATTGCGAAAGGCGAAAAGAAACGAGTTATTGTTAATATTGCTCCGAGGCACGGGAAGAGTGAGCTTATTTCATATCTTGCTCCAGCCTGGTTTCTTGGGAAATACCCTCATAAGAAAGTTATTATGGCATCGCATACGGCTGACCTTGCTGTTAATTTTGGTCGTCGGGTTAGAAACTTGGTGGGTAGTGATGCTTATAAAGATATCTTCCCACAGGTAGAACTACAAGCAGATAGTAAATCGGCATCACGATGGGGGACAAACTTTAATGGAGAATATTTTGCAATTGGTGTGGGTGGTGCCCTCGCTGGTCGCGGGGCTGATTTGTTTATCATTGATGACCCACACTCTGAGCAGGATGCTAAGCTTGGACGAGCTGATGTATTTAAGCCTGCTTGGGAGTGGTTTCAGTCTGGCCCTCTTCAACGTCTTATGCCTGGTGGTGCGATCATCGTAGTGATGACTCGGTGGTCTAAGTTAGACTTGACTGGTGAGATTATTAACCAGATGGTAAAGAATGAAGGCGTTGACGAATGGGAAGTAGTAGAGTTTCCGGCGATCATACATAATAAACAAGGTGAAGAAGAATCACTCTGGCCTGAATTTTGGCCGTTAAAAGAACTCTTAGCAAAGAAAGCGGCGTTAGATGTTCGGTACTGGAATGCGCAATACTTGCAAAACCCGGTGTCAGAAGAAGGCGCCTTAATTAAAAGGGAATGGTGGAAGATATGGGAAGAAGAAGATCCACCGCAATGTGAATTTACGATTATGAGTTTAGATGCTGCCCAGGAGGCGAATAATAGAGCGGACTATAACGCGCTCACCACTTGGGGCGTCTTTTTTAACGAAGAAACCAATAACTATAATATAATACTATTAAATAGCATTAAGCAACGACTAGAGTTTCCTGAGCTTAAAGAGCTTTGTATACAAGAGTACAAAGACTGGGAGCCAGATGCCTTCTTAGTAGAAAAGAAATCTAACGGAGCTGCACTTTATCAAGAGTTTAGACGGATGGGTATTCCCGTCGGTGAGTTTACACCAGGTAAAGGACAAGACAAAATAAGTCGAGTAAATGCAGTGTCAGATTTATTTAGAAGTGGTATAGTGTGGGCTCCCGACAGACGATGGGCACACGAGGTTATAGAAGAGTGCAACGACTTCCCAAGTGGTGCTAATGACGACTTGGTAGATAGTACTACTTTAGCATTAATGCGGTTTAGACAAGGTGGCTTTATTAGGTTACCTAGTGATGAGCCTGAAGATATACCAGGATTTAAAAGCGCAAGAAATAGGTTGTATGCAATATGATTAAAGTTAAGGATAATATACTTAACGAAGCACAACTAAGTGCCTGTAATCATTGGCTAGATAATGCAAGATGGTCTTTTGGTTGGCCGTCAAATGAAAATATACCATATGGGCATTGGAATATAGATGTATCTAGAACTCCACCCAATAATACGACGGATATATCAGAGCGCTTACCAAATGAGTTTAAAGATGTATGGAAAATATTAAATAAAGAATTTTTTAAAGATAAAGCAACGTTAGTTAGATGTTATGCTAATCGACAAACTTTTGGCACAGAAGGATATATACACACTGATACTGAAAGAGAAGAAGACCAGACAATTATCATATACATGAATAAAGAGTGGTCAGCTAATTTAGGTGGAGAGACGACATTTTATTCGTTTGATATGTCAGAAATTATAGATGCAGTATTACCTAGATATGGACGTACAGTTATTTTTAATGGAAACATACCACATTGTGCAAGATCAGTAACTCGCATATGTGATAAGGCTAGAACAACATTAATGTTTAAAGCTACCATTGATCCTAAAGCAGTATATCCAGTGGAAGAAATATATATTGAGTTTTTAAAAAAGATAGGCGCAGATAAACTACCTCACAAAGTAGGTACTCTTGCAGATCATTTATTAAGAACATTTTACATATTAAAATCTAAAAGCGCAGTAGATGTAGTAGCTCTTGCTGGAGGATTACATTCAGTGTATAGCACGAATGCATATAAAACGGCATTACTTCCAAAAGAAGATACGCAAATAAAAGAGCTTTTTGGTGAAGAAGTAGATAGATTGGTAAGATTATTTGGATCAATCAATAGACCAGAAATACTAGAGAATCCGGATGGGTCTTTAAATGAAACTGATTTATTTTTATTACAATGTATAGAGTGTGCAAACTTATATGACCAGAACGAACTAGATCCACAGAAATACCCGCATTTATGTGAAGTAGCAAAAATGTTTTATAAAGGATAAATTATGGCAATAAATATGGATAAAAGTGTAAGCCAAGCCCCCCAAGGCATAGAAGAATTAGCAATGAGTCAACCAGACTTAAGCATCGAAATTGAAAACCCTGAAAGCGTAACGCTTGATGACGGCAGTATGGAAATTACTATTGTGCCGGGTAAAGAAGAAGATGATGAGTTTAATGATAACTTAGCAGAAGATATGGATGAAGGTCAGTTGACTGAGTTGTCCGGTGATTTAATTGGTGAATACGATGCCGACATAAATTCAAGAAAAGATTGGTTAACTACATATGTTGATGGCTTAGAATTACTAGGTCTTAAAGTAGAAGACAGAACAGAACCGTGGCCCGGCGCATGTAATGTATATCATCCCTTAATGACAGAAGCGCTGGTTAAGTTCCAAGCTGAAACTATGATGGAAACATTCCCCGCCGCAGGCCCAGTTAAAACAGTAATTATCGGCAAACAAACAAAAGAAAAAGAAGATGCTGCCGAACGTGTAAAAGATGATATGAACTATCAACTCACGGACATGATGCCTGAGTATAGACCTGAACATGAACGCATGCTATGGGGTCTAGGTTTATCAGGTAATGCATTTAAGAAAGTTTATTATGATCCATCGTTAGAGCGTCAAGTGGCGATGTATGTTCCAGCTGAAGATATTGTTGTTCCATATGGCGCATCTAATTTAGAAACAGCTGAACGTGTAACGCATGTGATGCGTAAGACTAAGAATGAATTACATAGATTACAAGTTGCAGGTTTTTATCGTGATGTAGATTTAGGCGAACCATTTTTAGATATTGATGAAGCTGAGAAAAAGATTGCAGAGAAGTTAGGCTTCAATCCCACAGAAGACGATCGTTATAAGATTCTTGAATTACATGTGAATTTAGATTTAGAAAATGGCGATAGTGAAGACGGTATTGCATTACCTTATGTAGTTACAATTGAAAAAGGTACAGGTACTATCTTAGCAATTCGTCGTAATTGGAATCCAGATGACAAGTTAAAATCTAAGCGTCAGCACTTTGTTCACTACGGCTACATTCCAGGTTTTGGTTTCTATTGCTTTGGTTTAATTCATTTAATCGGTGCATTTGCTAAATCAGGTACGATGATTCTTCGTCAGTTAGTTGATGCAGGTACACTAGCTAATTTACCAGGCGGTCTTAAGTCTCGTGGTCTACGTATTAAAGGCGACGATACACCGATTGCACCAGGTGAATGGCGTGACGTAGATGTACCAAGTGGTGCAGTGCGTGACAACATTTTACCCCTTCCTTATAAAGAGCCTTCACAAGTTCTTAATCAGTTAATGAATCAAATTATTGAGGAAGGACGACGTTTTGCTTCAGCAGCAGATATGAAAGTGTCTGACATGAGTGCTAACTCTCCCGTGGGCACAACCCTTGCTATATTAGAAAGAACTCTCAAAGTAATGTCAGCTGTACAAGCTCGTATTTACTATGCAATGAAGCAAGAGTTTAAATTACTTAAAGGCATCATTCGTGATTACACACCAGAAGAATATTCTTATGATCCTGAAGTAGGTGATCGTCGTGCTAAGCAAGCTGACTATGATAACGTAGATGTTATTCCAGTAAGTGACCCTAATGCTGCAACGATGTCACAGAAAGTTGTTCAGTATCAAGCGGTTATGCAGATGGCACAAGCTAATCCACAAATCTATGACCAAGTAGAACTTAATAAACAAATGTTAGAAGTACTTGGCGTTAAGAATATTAGCAAGCTTATTCCATCGTCTGAGGACCAAACACCAAAAGATCCTGTATCTGAAAATATGAATATTATTAATGGTAAACCTGTTAAAGCATTTATTTATCAAGACCATCAAGCACATATTGCAGTTCATATGGCAGCTATGCAAGACCCTAAAATATTACAAATGGTAGGACAGAACCCTCAAGCACAAGCTATTCAAGCAGCAGCTATGGCACACATTAATGAGCACGTAGCGTTTGAATATAGAAAACAACTTGAAGAACAATTAGGTGTTCCATTACCTAAACCTGATGAAACATTACCAGAAGACATAGAGTTTGAATTATCTAAAGTTATGGCTGAAGCTGCTAAGAAACTTTCTGCTAAGTCTGCTTCTGAAATGCAACAACAGCAAGCTCAACAACAGCAACAAGATCCAATTATCCAAATGCAACAACAAGAGCTACAACTTAAAGCACAGGATCTACAAATTAAACAGCAAAAAACTCAAGCGGATATTCAAGTAGAACAAGCTAGACTTGAACTTGATAAGATGCGTATTGAATCACAAGAACGTATTGCTGGTGCTCAGTTAGGCGCTCAAGCAGTTAAGTCAGACAAAGACATCGAAGCTAAACAATTTGTTGAAGGAACTAAATTAGGTATTCAAGCAGTTAAAGATAATAACGAGCAAGACATACGTAAAGAACAAGCCCAACTACAATATCGTGCACAGATGGAACAAATACAAGTACAAAAAAGGAATCAACAACCTAAGGAGTAACACATGGACCAAACGCTAGAACTATTATTGTCTCGAATAGATGATCAGCGCAGAACAGTTTTAAATAATTTAGGAGACGGAGCAGCAAAAGATTTTGCTTCGTATCAAAATATGGCAGGGTATATTCGAGGTCTATCCGTCGCTGAAAGTTTAATTAAAGACCTTGCACAGAAGATGGAGACATTTGAAGATGAGTGAACAAATACTCACAATGAATAAAAACTTGGTTGATGCAAATGGTCGACCAATTATTATTCCAACAGTGAATGAAGTAGATGCAGAAGATATACCGATTGAAGAAAGAGGTTTACAACTTCCAGAACCAAAAGGCTATAGAATTTTATGTGCAATTCCAGAAGCAGAGGAAACATATAAAGGCGGCATTGTTAAAGCAGCTGGCGCTAAATCTATAGAGGAACATTCAACTGTAGTTTTATTTGTAGTAAAAGTAGGTGACTTAGCTTATAAAGATGAAGTCAGGTTTCCTACAGGTCCATGGTGTAAAGAGGGTGATTTTGTTTTGACACGTGCATACGCAGGTACAAGATTTAAAATCCACGGAAGAGAATTCCGCATTATTAACGACGATACGGTTGAGGGGGTTGTAGAAGATCCTCGCGGCTACACTCGCGCATAAGGAGTAATATATGGCTGACGTAAAAGATGGAGATATTGTTTTTGAATATCCAGATGATGACGAAATACCAGGTAGTAAAGTATCTGATGAAAAAGAAGTCGATTTAAGTCCTAAAGAACCTGAAGCTAAAAGAGAAGTTAAGGTTCAAACAAAGGCAGACGATATTGATCTTGAAATTGAAGATGATATTCCAGCTGCTGATAGAGGCAAAGAACCTTTACCTAAAGAAAAAGTCGAAGAACTAGAAAACGACACATTAGAAGATTATTCTGAACGTGTTAAACAACGTATGGCTCAGCTTAAAAAAGTTTGGCATGACGAAAGACGTGCTAAAGAATCTGCTGACCGTGAAAGACAAGAAGCAATTAGGTTTGCTCAGCAAATTGCGGAAGAAAATAAAAAGTTAAAAACTACTTTAACAAGTGGAGAAGAAACTTATATTCAGACGCTTAAAAATTCGCTAGAACAACAATTAGATTTAGCTAAACGAGATTATCGTGAGGCATATAATGCAGGCGAAACTGATCAAATCATTAATGCCCAGCAACGTATGAATGATGCTCAAATGCGTCTATCTCAAGCTCAACAATATGAGCCTAGATTTAAAAATGCTTTACAGGAACCTGAAAATCCTGTATACATACAACAAAATCAGAATCAATCGTTTAAACCAGATAATAAAGCTCTTGCTTGGCAAGATAAGAATGATTGGTTTGGACAAGATGAAGAAATGACAAGCCTTGCATTAGGCTTACATGAGAAATTAGTTAGAGGCGGGATCAGTCCTACTTCTGACGAATATTACCGTCGTATAGATAGTACGATGCAGAAACGATTCCCAGAATACTTTGGGGATGCAACGCTAGACGAGGACCAACCCGCCCAGCGCACAAAACCTTCGACTGTAGTTGCCCCGGCAACGCGTAGCACCGCGCCTAAAAAAGTGCGTCTGACGAAGACACAAGTAGCGTTAGCCAAGAAATTTGGTCTAACACCGGAGCAATATGCAAGAGAAACTTTAAAATTGGAGAACACAAATGGATAACAACAGACAAGATCGTGAATTACAAACAAGAGAAGAATTTCAAAGACCTGATAGCTGGAAACCTGCATCATTACTACCTGAGTTTAAAAAGGTACCTGGTTGGGCTTATCGATGGATTAGAACAAGTCTTCTTAACGACGCTGATAATCTAAATGTTTCTTCTAAGATGCGTGAAGGATGGGAACCCGTTAAATTAGCGGACCACCCTGAAATGAGAATAATGGTTGACCAAAACTCTCGCTTTAAAGAAGGCGTTGAAATTGGTGGACTATTATTATGCAAGATTCCAGAAGAGTTCGTTGCACAACGTAAAGCTTACTATGAGAATAAATCAAAACAGCAAGCCGATGCAGTTGACAACAGCTTTATGAAACAGAATGATCCTCGTATGCCTCTCTTTGCAGAGTCAAAAGCAACGACTTCATTCGGTAAAGGTAAATAATATAAACTTATAAGGAGAATAAAATGGCATATCCAACCATTAACAGTCCTTACGGTTTTCAACCAGTTAATCGTTATGACGGTATTCCGTACGCCGGGGCAACTTTACAGATCCCAATCGGCGCTTCGTACAATACTCCAATCTACAACGGTTCTTCAGTTAAAATCGTACAGAACGGCACAATTGAATTATCAGGTGCTACAACTTCCGGTACTATTATCGGCGTTGCAACAGGCTTCCAATACACTAATTCATCAGGCCAAACAGTTCAAGCTCAATACTACCCAGGCACTAGTGTTACTAATGCTATTGCTTACGTAGTTGTTGATGCATCAGCTGAATTCAAAGTATCATTAACAGTTTCAGGTGCTCCTACAGTAGTAGTTGGTGCTAATGCAACTATTGTTGGTACAAACTTAGCTGAAATTCAAAACGGTACTGGCTCAGCAACAACAGGTAATGCACAATCATCATGCGTGAT